CGTCTGGAAAGTCGCCCCACACGCCTGGCAGACGACCGCACGGCTCACGCCGCGGCCCCTACGCGGCGGAGGACGACGTCGACGGTGCATGCGCGCCAGGCGCCGCCCCGTTTGGTCGCGTAGCCGGCGGCCGTCAATTCCGCAGCGATGGTGCGGAGGCTTGCCCCTTGCGCCCGGCGCGAGACCATGAGGGCGATGGCGGCCTCCTCCTCCTCCACGGCCTCGATGCGCCCCTCGACCCCGTGGCGCTCCCCGAGGCGCTCGTAGCCATGGCCCACGCCGCGGGCCCGCTTGGCCGCTACGGCGGCGCGAGTACGCTCGACGGTTTGGTCGCGCTCAAATTCAGCAAACGTGCCGAGGAGGCTAAGCATCATCCGACCCGCGGCCGTCGCCGTGTTGACTTGCTCGCTCGCAGAGCAGAACGCCACGCCGCGGGCGGCGAAGGCCTCGGTCAGCTGGAGGAGGTCGGCGAGGCGGCGGGTCAACCGGTCGATTTTCGCCACGACGACGGCGCTCACCTCACGGCGCGCCACGGCGGCGCGGAGGTCGGCGAGGGCCGGGCGGTCCGTCGTAGAGCCGGAGATGCCGGCGTCCACGTAGACGCGGACCTCCCCGACGATGCCGGCGGCCAGGACAAAGGCGCGACAACGCGCCTCCTGCGCCTCGAGACCAAGGCCAGAGGCGGCCTGCTCGTCCGTGCTGACACGGACGTAGATGGCGACGGTCTTGGCGGCGTTGGTGTTGCGCATGACTAGAGCATGACCGACTCCCATGCCGTCGCAAGGCGTATCACGGCCCCGCATCCAAATTGAGTAAGGCCACCTAGACCACGGAGCCTATAGACGGGGGCCATGCCCTGCGCATCGTCGAATTACCGCTGATTTCGAGCGTATCCAGCGTCTATAGACGTCCGCCTATAGACACCGATGGGGGCTCTGGCCACTGAACAGTGCCGGCCCGCCAGTCCGGGTGGGCCGTCGTAGTAACCCGTGCTCACCGTGTCCGTGGGAGCTCCGGGGACGGAGCCGGTCTCGCCGATGCTCGAGCGGTGGGGCAGCACGATGCGCCGGCGGCGTCCCGACGTCCGCCTAGGCAACGGTGCTCAGGGCGTAGGCAGGTCTGCCTAGGGCGTAAGTGCAAATACCTTTTTGCCCTCCACATACACGCGCCCCCCCATTCGCTCACACCACCCCGTTTCTCAAACTATCCCACTTTTCCCGACACAATTGACTTTTTGGAATTGGGAATTTGCCAAAAATTTTTGGGAGCCAAATTCCGAATTTTGGTTGCACACTGCAACCTGTCGGCGGCTCCGTAGCGAAACGACAAAGCCATGGGAAGAGCCTATAGCTACCGGGACCGCCAACTGATCAAGGCGGCGGAAAAGCAGCGCAAAGCCCTCGAAGCGCGCAAGGCGGGGCACACGTATCCCGAGATTGCAAAGATGTGCGGATACAAGTCCGAGCAGTATGCGTACGAGGCGGTGAAGACGGCCATTCACAAGATTATCAAGGAGCCCGCGAAAGAGGTTCTGGCCCTTGAAACGCAGCGCCTCGACAAGTTGATGCTGGGCTGTTGGAAGGTGGCAACGAGCGGGGATTTGCGAGCGATTGATAGGGTCGTTCGCATTATGGAACGCCGTGCGAATTTGCTTGGCCTTGATGCCCCTCGAAAGAGTGAGGCGCAGGTGCAGCAACAGGACACGGCAAGGCATGTAGTGAAGGTCGTTTTAAACCCGGAAGTGGTAGCGGCCTTGGCGGGACAAGGCAGTGGCGAGACTGAAGAATAAAATCGAAGACATCGACAACGATGCACGCGACTTGTCCGAAAAGGACATGGTCACACTCGATGCTTTGGCGGCGCTATTGCGTCAGCAACAGGAGCCCGAGCTTCCGAAGGTCGACCCCGAAACGCTTCCCATCAAAGAGATTGAGGTCAAGTTCAACAAACCTCAATCTCTTGCCTACAACGCGCTCAAGCCCGGAATGACCGTGGCCTGCCCGTGGGGACGAGGCGTTGGAAAGTCGAAGTTCCAAAGGCTAACGTGGTATTTGCTTTTGGCGGAACACGACGGCCAAGAGCGGCGCGATTACAAATCGCAAAAGGGCATTCGCATTGTCCTCTTGGCCCCGACGTTCAAGCAGGCGGTGGACGTGCATGGGGCGGCCATGGAACACGAACTCAAAACCGAGTGGGCGTTTCTCAAAGGCAAGCTTCACAAGACCAAGTGGCGCGTGGACTTTCCTGGTGGGTCCAGCATTCAATTTTTCGGAGCGGAAAACGCCGACGCCGTTCGAGGCGTTCGGTGCGATTACGTCACCGTGGACGAGTGCGACGACGTGGACCCGGACGTGTTTGACGCCATCGTGCAACCTTGGCTTTCCGAGCCGTGGAGCCTGAAGATGAGGCTTTGCGGTGGGACACCGAGGCGCGGTAGGCATGGCCTTCTTTACAAGCTTTGGGACCTTGGCAAAGGGAACGTGCCGGGGCATTACGCCGTACACGCCACGTACAAGGACGCGCCGGAAAACATCTCCCAAGAGTTCGTAGAGCAGGTTCGAAAGACCACGCCGCAGGAGATTTTCAAGCGCGAGTGGGAATGTGACTTCGACAGCGCCGAAGGCCTTGTCTACTCGAACTTCATTGAGGCCTACCACGTCCGTCAGCTCAAAAAAGACAACCGCGTTGTCGAGCATTTGATTGGCGTTGACCATGGCTGGGAAGACCCTGGTGTCATCGTCGTCATTGCCGTACTCGGCAAAGGCCAGGACTCGATTTGCTGGGCCATCCAAGAGGTGTACGAGTCGCGGCGGGATTCGACGTGGTGGATTGAGGTCGCGAAAGATTACGTTCGGAAATACCCGCAAGCGTCGTGGTACCTGGACCCGTCGCGGCCTGACCGCATCGAAGACTTCCGCAAGATTGGCGCTCGCGTGTGCGAGGTGGACAACACCATTGACGCAGGCGTGGCCGCTTTGCAGAACCGGCTGACGGTGAGGGAAAGCAAGTGGAGCCACAACGGCGCCGCCAAGCTTTACGTCTCGCCCGATTGCCGAAACTTGATTCGCGAGTTTGGCCTCTACAAGCGGCGGCGCAATCCAAAAAACCGATCGGAGGTTTTGGAAAGCATCGAAGACAAGCACAACCATGCCCTCGATGCGCTTCGCTACGCCGTCTATTCCCGATTTGGCATGCCGCAAACGGTGCGCGCCATTCACAACTTGCCTTCCTACTAACCTTCGAGTGTCCCCTTGCCCGCTCTTGCCTACGGCCTTCTCAAGCAAACCAATCCCGACTACCGAAAGGCCGAGTGGGACACGCTCGACGATTTGTACCATGGCGGTTTTCGCATGGCGAAACACGCCGGTCGGCACATCACGCGCATCTACGGCGAGACGGACGAGCGGTACCGAGACCGCGTTCAAAGCACAAGCTACATCAATTACTTTGGCCAAATCGTCGACTACTTCGTGGCTTCTCTTTTCGGCCAAGAGATGACCGTGACGCCGGCGGCAGACGCCGACAACGAACAGACCGCGGGCGGTTTGCCCAATGATGACTTCTATGAACTTTTTTCCGACGACTGCGACCTTCGAGGCACGAGGTTTGTCAACCTACTTCGTTCTGTTCTGACAACCGCCCTATGCAAGCGCACGGCGTGGGTTTGCGTGGACATGCCCGAGGGGGCGGAGCCTGTGGCTTCGCTTGCAGAGCAGGAGGCGTTGGGTCTTTTGCGCGCCTACTGCTACGAGGTTCCCAACGAGCAAATCGTTGACTGGCAAGAAAACGACGAGGGCATTTTGCAATGGGCCATCGTCAACCGATGCAAGACGGCGAGACTTGCTCCTGAGGCCTCGCGAGGGGAAACCGTCGAAGAGTTCAAGATTTGGCGTCGCGGCGACGACGGCGTGGTTTCGTGGGAGCTCTATCGGCTTTCCTACCTTGAGGCAAAGCCGCCGGCACCGGACACCGAAGTGCCTTTGGTGGACGAGGGGACAACCTCGTTTGCCCGCATTCCGCTTCTTCGTTTTTCTCTGCCCCCTGGCTTGTGCGTAGGGGAAAAGATTGCCCTTGTGGCCAGAGAGCATTACCAGCGGCGAAGCGCGCTCAATGCGGCGCAGAACAAGAGCTTGGTTTCGCTTCCTGTTGCGCGCTTAGGGCCAGAGATGAGTGCCATGGGCTCGGACTTGCCGAGCGATATGCAGCAAAATCCCTACCGAGGCAACGACCCTATAGCGCAGTTTATGCGCCAAGGATTCATTGTCATCGGCAAGGACGACCAGATCGAGTTTGCCGAGCCCAAGGGCACGGCATACGACTTGGTCGACAAGCAAATTGACCAACTAAAAGACGAGCTGTTTCGAGTGGCGCACCTTATGGCCGCCTCCGTCGGCAACGACAGCAACACGGTTCGCCGAAGCGGTGAATCGAAAAAGCAAGACCGCTACGCCGAAACGGTGGTCCTTCAAGCATTGGGGCAAATCGTCAAAGCGTTTAGCGTTGAAGTCTACGAGACCCTGGCGGAAGCTCGCGGCGAAGATGTCGTGTGGACGGCGCACGGCCTTGAAACCTTCGACTTCGACGAGCGCACCGAAC